TTAAGCAAAGAAAAATCAATTCTCTTTACATAAACGATTATTCAGATGGCCTACAATCCATCATAGATAAAATGAAACCACATACAATTTCTTATACTCAAAAAGAAGCTGGGTTTAAAGTTAATACTAAAGAGCATATTTTAGAAGTAGAGATGAGTCCAATGACGTATCAACTAACAAATAAATTAAAAAAACATTTAGTTATTGAAGGAAGTGAGGATGTAATATTGGCTGACACGCCAGTAAAACTTATGATGAAGCTTCATCAAATGTATTCTGGAACTGTAAAGTTTGAATCTGGTAACTCTATGATTATAGATTTAAGCAAAGCAGAGTTTATCCACGATAACTTTGCTGATTCTAAAATCGGTATATTTTATAAATTTAAAGAAGAGTTAAATGCATTAAAAGAGGTCTATGGAGATGAACTATGTACTGATTTACAAACATTTAACGATACAAATAAAACCATAGCTTTGCAAATCGTTAGTGGTAGGGAAGGTATCTCTCTCCGAAAGGCTGAATGCCTGGTGTATTACAATATTGATTTCTCCGCAACCAGTTATTGGCAGTCCAGAGATAGAATGACAACTAAAGAAAGATTAGAAAGTGATGTGTATTGGGTATTCTCAAAAGATGGTATAGAAAAAGAAATATACAAAGCTGTTACAAAGAAAAAAGATTACACCCTAAAACATTTTAAAAGAGATCTATTGTCCCTATGAAGTTTATAAAATTTTTTTTAATTTGGTACAGTCAACAAATGGCGATACCTTTTTGGATAATTGGACACGTACATTTACACTTTGCCACCTGGCATGACTTATATGAATACGCTTTGTCTATATTTTTACACGTTATGGTTGCAGTTGGCTTTTGGATTGATTGGAAACAAAACGGACATGACGGAACAACAAATACAAAACAAACGAATAAAGGAACTTGAAGGAGAAGGCTACTATGTTATAAAACTAAAACTTACAAATAAAAATGGTATACCTGATTTAATAGCGCTTCCTCCAGGATGCGATGTTCTTTTTTCTGAAATAAAAAAACCCAAAGGAGTATTGTCTGAGCTTCAAAAGTTTAGAATAAAAGAATTAAAAAAATATGGATTTAAAACTGAAGTATATAAAGGATGATGGCTATGATGTTTATGAAGAATATCTTGAGGCTTTAGACTCGCTTGAGTTTGGACTGTCTATGGTTATTTCGGAATACATTGATTCTAAAGTTTTATATCTACCAGTAAACGATTATATATCTCAAATATTAGGAGGTACAGTAAATTATAAAAATAAAAATGTATTTTTTGCATTAGAAATAATAAGAACACAAGGATCTTTTTTAATGTTGTCGGACATACAAATAATAAGTTCCGATGATTATCTTGATTTAATTAATTTAAACTTACATATAAAATGAAACCTCTTGATAAAGGCATAAACAATATAATATTAATTATAAATGAAGAACTGGGTATTGATTTAATGCAATATCCTAAAAGAAGACAGAGGACATATGTGTTCGGAAGAGCTATCTTATACAAAATATTAAGAAAACATTTGAATATGACGCTGTCTGATATTGCAAAAGTTTTCAACAAAAACCACGCAACAGTATTACATAGTCTAAAACAACTGCCTTTCTTATTAAAATTTGACAAAACGCTGGCCAGTAAGCATAATAATGTTATGTATATGTGGCTTGGAAATGTTGATAACTCTGTTGAAGTTTCAGACCAGGAGTTAAAAACAAGGATAAGATACCTTATAAATCAAAATAAAATGTTAAATTTGGAGGTAGATGAGCTAAACACTAAGCTTTCTGACTACACAGGAAAATATCACAAATACTTAGAGCTAAGTCAAGAGTGGGGATTTAGAGTTGGAGATAGGTTTGATGAGTTTAAGAGAAAAGTAAACACCTTATTAAATGGAATGTAAATATACGTTTGAAGATTTAGATAAAATCATGAATTTTACTTCATGGTCTCAAAAAAAGAAAGTTGACACTTTGCTTTTTATAGACTGCTCGCTTTATACAAACATGGGTACAGAGTCTACTCAAACCGAAAGAAATATTACCAAGTCTAAGTCTAAAAAGCTATACAAAGCTATATCTAAAATTGATCCGTCAGTGGGACGCCTTATATTAAAATCTATAGATTAATGTCAAATCCAATATCAGCTGATGACATACAAGCGATAAACCACATAAACTATGTGTCCAACAGTATGCATTCTTTGACTGATGATTTGTACGAAGATTTAATGGATAGAGATCACGATAAAGCAAAAGCTAAAGCTAAGAATATAATTATACTAATGAATGATTTAATTAAATCTTTATCTGATGAAGTCTAAAGCTGATCAAAAAAACAATATAATAGCAGAAATTTTAAGACTAAAAAAACTACCTCAGTCAGCTAAAATATTGTTGAAGATAAAAAAACTACAACAGAAATTATGAATAAAGGAATTGCTACAGAGTTACAAGAGTTTTGTGAAACTATCGCAAAAAGATACTCTAACACCAATAGAGTTGGAAATGTTAGCAATGAAACATTTTCAGTAGAAGAAATAATACCAACTTCAGATCACAGCGCTTGTGTTAATTTTTCTAAAACAGGAGGTAAAGTTGCAGTGGCTTTTTTCTATTATATAACTAAAGGGAGATCGAAGGGTTGGAAATACTTTTTCCCAACAGACTCACACGTAAATGGATTTCAAGCGTTTTTGTATTACAAACTGGAAGCGGAGAGAAGGAATTATTCTAAGAATTTTTAGCCTTACACTTAGCCCAGTGTATTTCAGCGCACTTCTTGTAGTCCTGGATATCTTCAAAGTATTTTCTAACATCATCATAAACATCATTTTCCATAGGAATAAGAGGCCTTGAAGGATTAAATGGTAAATAAATACTCTCGTCTCTTTCAAGCATATCTTTATAATCTTCTTTTCCAGTTAAAATCTTATAACTATCGATCATACATTTATGTTCATCAAAAGCCATACATTTATTGTTTTATAACATCTCCTCCATCAATTACACCTGAACTAATTTTATCAGCCTCTTTGAGTTTATCTTGACGCAGCTCGTATCTATATTCATTTGGATCATTAATTTTTAAGAAATCTAAATATTGCTTTCTTTCTTTAGCCTTTTTAGATTTTCTTCTTTTAACAACGTCATCTTCAAACATTTCTTTCATTACAACTCTTCTTACATCTTTATAAAAAGGAATAAGACCTAAATTACCCATAACCTCCAGAGCCATACGATTTGTTAATTCTTTCTTGTTTTTCTCTCTACTCTCTTCTGTTTTATTAGTAATAGATCTTACAGCTAAATCTGTAGATCTTTGAAGTGTTTTAATTATCGGCCCCATTGGCCCAGCAACTATACCAATAGCTGTCTCTATTAAACCTTTCTTTTTTAAATCCCCTTCATTAAATTGAGAAAATGTAATGGAGTGTTTAAAAGGATCATACTCCCCTTCCCTAAAATCTCCTAACATATACTCATTAAACTTCTCTACACCAAAAGATGGTAGTAAGTTGGGTATATTACCCATACTTCTTCGAGTCAATAAAGTTAGCACAGTACCAATTGTTTGTCGAGTAATCATATCTTCAATCGAAGAGTCATCTTCTTCATATTCTGCGTCAGTAAACAATTCATCAAATCCGTTTGCAACAAGAGACAATAAAAGAGGATACATAGTCATCCTTACAGTTGCAGCAGCCATAATCCCAACAGCTTGTTTCTTGCTCATATCACCACTTCTTTGTAAAGCCCCTAATGCATTACGAGTTGTTCCATATTCAAACAAACTAAAGGTTGCCATAAATTTATTCACAGCCCTGTAAGTGTTTAAAAGCACTGGTTGATTAGGATCATTTCTTCTCATGTTTTTTATCACACCTTTAAATGGGTTTTGAGAACTACTTATTTTAACACCCATTCTATCTGCTTCTTTGGTAGATTTTTTTACTGCATCAGAATACTCATCGCTTAAGTATTTAGAAGTTCCTTCACCTATCTCAATAAAATCTTTTTTGCTTAATTTAATTCCTGTTTCAGCTTCAAATCTCAAAGCAAAAGTACCATACCACATCGGTCTGGTCATTGCTCTATCAGGAGTAGATATAATAGCACCAGCAATCTGATCAATAGCACTGATAGTTTGCTTTGGGCCTAACCTTCCAAGAATACCTAAAACATTCATAAACGCACTCTTAGCTCTCATTGAGTCTGGTGAGCTTTGAGCAAAATTAGACATATCCGCAAATCGAGAAGTAAAAGTTTTAGCATTATACTGTTTAGTGGTCTCTGTAGATCCTAAGTTATTTAATATATCAGCACCTTTTTTACCGCCTAAATATGAAAGTCCAGCAAATTTCTTAAAACCAAGCAGTGCCGCTTTTGGATTGGCCATAACAAAACTAAAGTTAGAAGCAAGCTCTATCCCCATTCTTGGAACACCAGCTAATATTGCCTGATAAGCATTTCTTTTAATTCTATTTAAAAACATTTCTCCTACACCAACTGGCCTCATTGTTTCTCCGTAAGTGATTTTTATCACTTCTTCTGCTGATTTCTTTAAAGCATCAGCAGCTTGAATTTGAGCATCAGTACCTTCAGCCTTCATGTTTTTTGAAACCTTATTTATAGTCTTCATAACCTCTCTTATTTTTGAAGTCATAAAATAATCTATATTGGTTTCTTGCAAACCTCTTTGAGCAGACAAAGAAGGATCAAAGCTAATTGGTTTTGGCCCATCAGTTCTACCCTCAAAAGTACCAGACTTTGTAGAGGCTTTAGAAAACTCAACAGCCTTTTCGTCAATAGCCGCACTTGTTTCATTTGATAGTACAACTCTATGAGAATATCCATTTAACAAGTCTATTCTATTTGATCTAATAACTGAAGACGTAAATAAACCTTTTTCAGCTAAACTATTATTAACCTCATCATATATTGATAAAGCTTTCTTTTCACCTTTAGTCAAGCTGGACTCTAATTTATCTAAACTAATCTCACCATCTACAGTAAACTCATCAACAAGTTGTTCTAATATTTTTAAATCGTTTTTATATACGTTTTTATTTTCTGGTTTATTATAGAACTCTATCGTAGCATCTATCATTTCTTTTGCTGAAGGAGCTTTTTTATTTGGCTTTCCGTTTTTATCTAAATTTAAATTATGCTCTCTTGCTAATTGAAGTAATCTAATCTTATATTTTTTAGCTACAATTTTGTTTGCACTATTTCCAAATCTTGCTGTTCTACGAACAATTCCTTTTCCGTCAAACTCCAGAACTTTTTCAGCCGCCTCTATTTTACTAAACCCTTGATCAGTGTTTACTTTAAAAGACTCATACGCTTGAGCAAGTAATCCAAAAGTGTTGTCAAATATTACAGTGCTATTTAAATTACCAAAAGCATCGTCAATATAGGAAGCAACATTCGATCTTACTTTATCCAATATTATGTTTTTACCTGAAGGACTTTTGCTTGTTATTGCAAGTTTTATAGATGAAGACAAGTTTTTAAAGTTTCTCTTTATGCCTGATAAAGTTATTTTGCTAAATGGTTTTGTAACAATTTTTGCAGCTTTATTACTTTTTACTTCTAATAAAATATTGTTAGCCTCTGGAGTCACAATACCTTGAGAAAGATTCTGCATAACAGATCGTAAACTTTCTACCATAGAGTAATCAAAAGTACCATCTTTATTTTCACTTACTAACTCTTTTATATCTTGATCTGTAATTAAGTTTAGCTCTTCCGCAATCTTTTTAGAATCTTTATTTGATATTAAATCAGTATTAGCTTTTATTTCTTTTATTTCGCTTACAGCTTCATCAAGATTATATTCTTTTGCTTCTTTTTCTTTTTTAACTTTTTCAACTTTCACATCTGCATCCGCCTCCGCATCAAGACTATTTATAATATCTAAAGCAGCCTTAGTATCTGCGCCTACATTTTGAATGTCTAATGTTTTTTTACTCGCTCCGTAAATATCAACCAAAGCCTCAAAAGAATCTAACTTATCTAAAGGTATAGAGGATATTTCTGCTTTTGCTAATATTTTTAAAACATCTATTAACGCATTATTGTCCGCGCCAACTTTTCCTTTTTTAATATTATACAGTACTCCTCCTTTTTTTCGTTTAGTTTTTTTCTGTATTCTGGCTATTTGATCATTAATTGTAGCTGAGTTCATTACGTCAGTAACATACTTAGACAGGTTTTTTACCTGAGCCTCTTTACTAAAGTTTGTTCTTAATACTTTTCGAGTCATGACCAAAGCTTGTTTAGCTCTAACCACACCTCTTACTTGAAGGTCTTTTATCTGGTCTAACACTCTCTGTTGAGCCGCTCTATATGAAGCTTCAGATTCTTTCGCTGCTTTTGATTCAAGTTTTATTTGAGTAACCAATCCGTCAGCGTCTATCACAAGAGTAGATTTCTTTTTCTTTCCTTGTGTTATTCTCTTTGGGTTTATACCTCTTTTTCCTTTAGTAAATACTCCAGGTTCAGAAGCTGCTTTTCTGTTTTCTTCTTTATTTTTCTTATCGGTTAATGTGTTTGGTTCTCTGTTTGGATCAATTGAAACAACCGCCTCTATGTTTCTTTTTGTTGGTTTGAGTCCAGTTAATTTTTCAAATTTAATTTCTAAATCCACTAACCCAGGAGATTTTCCAGTCTGTGTCTTTACTTTTCCAGTATCGTTTTGTATTATAAATTCAACAACTTTTTGAATATATTCACTTTCGTTTTCCTGAGTATATCCATCAAGCTCCATTACTAAATCATCTAAACCACGAGTATCTAAATCCTGTCCAGTTTCCTTACCAAACATATTTTTTTGTTTCTTTTTAAACCAAAAACGTCTCATGTTAGGAGTAATATTGTTAGCGTCATTTGCATCTATAAATTGCTGTTCAGTTATTTGACCTTTTAATGACGATATACCTAAGGGATCAGCTAAATCTTTTCTTTCTGATTCACTAAGCTCTTTTGATCTCTTTCTTTCTAAATCAATAGTCTCAGCAACTTCTTTTATGTTATTAGAGTTATCTGCAATTTCAGATACATATTGTTCTGGTGTTAAATTAGTGGACTCATCTAACTGTAAAGGAGTGCCATCATTAACATCTATTACATTTTTTAAAATAAACTCTTGAGCTTTTGGAGGAGTCTCTTTTAAAGGCCTTCCAGTCTTTCTATTTACAGCATAAGCCTTTCCTTCTGCATCTACTTCTACGTCAACAGTTCTACTTCCTGGAACTCTAAATCTTTGAGTACCTCCTTTACGTTGTGAAGGAGGAATGGTTTCAAAACTTTTAGGTTTGCTTTCGGTTTTAACTAAAACAGGTAGTTCTAAATCTATAGAGTAAGTTTTTTTACCCCTCTTAGAACCTTGTCTTTTTATTTTAACCTCAATACCTGGATAAGCTTTTTTAATTTTATCAACCTCAGCTTCAGCCTTAGATTTGTCATCAGTTCGGAAAGCCTTAAAAGCCTCTTCATTGCCTTTTTCTTCTACCGACTGCTTTGTTGCGTCACTATACTTGGTTGTTTTAGTAACAACATTACCATCAGCATCTACCTTTTCAGTTAAAGTTTTAGACTTATTATATGTTTTTAAACCACCTTCAGAGATAGTTGTGGTCTCAATAACTTCAGATCCAGGAGGCAAAGAATTTTCTGCTTCGGTAATCATATTTTTAAAAGCACCACCAGTTGATTCCATTTTTGCAGTAAACTGATTAGTAGGATTACCATTTTCATAGACTCTTACGAATCCAACAAAATTAGAAGAATCACCAGTACTACTTATAACCACATCTAACTCTCCAGATTGAGGATTGTTATACGTAGCTGTTTGTACACCTTTGGAGTCTGGACTTGTAATGTCAGATATAACAGCCGATCCATAAGGTAGTTTTTTATCAGTATGAGACTTGCCAAATATTTTTGGAGCAGAATCTAATCGAGACTGTTTATCTACTTCCGCTTCCTCTTGCGAGGTAGATTCGGAACTCTCTTGTTCATTTTTGGCTGGACTCTCTTCGGTAATTTCTTCTTGGACGTTGACTTCTCCCACTCCTTCGCCATCTCTGGAAGATTCTTGTACATCCACCTGCGTTGTGCTTGACTTTTGAATGGCATCTACTTTCTCTTTTATTAATGATTGTTTTGCGTTATCAAACTCTTTGTCTGTGTACGTGTCTTTGTTTATTTTATCCTGAACTTCTTGATCAGTAATACTTTGCTCCACCTCTTTTTTTAAGTCATCAGCTATTTTTTGATCCGCAATAATTGCTTTTTCAGCTTGTGTATCAGAGTTTTTAAGCTGTTCCATCATGGCTTTCTGCATATCAGAAACCTGTCCATCTGTTGCTGATTCTATTCCTTCTTCTTTTAATTTAGATCTTGCTTCAGCTTTGGAAACAGACAGCACTTCTGTAAATGTATTTCCGTCCCTGGATATCTCTACTGTTTCTGTTATAGTAGATGATTCACCTATAAGAAAATTTATTTGTTGATCTATCTGATTTCTTCTTTGCCTTGTAGCCTCAGACCTTGCATCAGGCAGTTTGCTTTTTTCTAATTCTAATTTAACAATAGCATCTCTTTCTGGCCCTGGAGGAACACCTAAAGCTTGTAAGTCTGCATCAAATTGACTTGTAGCTTTTAAGTCCGTTATTACAGACTGCATTTTTTTATCGTTTTTTATCTCGATATTCATACCAGCAATTTGATCTGGAGTTGCAGTTCCTATTGTTGCCAACATATAATCCTTGGTAACAAGGTCACCATTTAAGTTATATCTTGGAGTAGTGTAAATACCTCTTGCTAAAGATATAGGAGCATTACCTGCACCTGCAAAACCCTCAAGGCCTATTTCAGCAACATCCATTTCCTGACCAGCCAAAGCTCTTGCGGTTGCCTCACCTAAACTACCTCCAGCAATCTCAACACCTAAACCAGCTGATATCTCAATCCCTTTATTTACCATAGCCTTGGTAACAGTTCCTTTACCTCCAGCAGCTAATTTTTTTGCTGTTGCTTTTGCCAAGGCTTTTCCTGTACCTCCAATAGCTTTTCCAGCAACACCTGCTGTCATAGCGTCAATCATACCTATAGCCAGACCTCTTGTAGCGGCTCTATTTCTAATTCTCTGTAAGGCTTCATCGTCATTTAAAACCATTCTTATACCTTCAGCGTCAAACTTACCTCCCTTAGCCTCTATTTCTTCTTTCATAAATTCAGTATAAGACATACCAAATTCTAAAGCTGCCGAAGCTCCACCCATAGCACCACCTACCGCGCCTGCTCCTGCACCAAATAAAGCACCAGGGCCAGACACTGCTGTTAAGGCTGCACCAGTTGCTGCACCAGTTGCTCCACCTGCTGCACCTGCTGCTGCGGAGGCTGGGTTAATCATAGACGAAAGTGAGTCAATAAGTAATTCTGGAGCTATTGAAAGATTCGATCCAAAGCCAAGAATAAAGCCAAGAATACCACCTCCATTTTGATCATAAATTTTTTGAAAGTTTTTCATCTCATCAGAAACAGTCACGTTCTCTGATTTCTTAACAGCAGCTATGTATTCCGCTAAGTCTTGATCTGAAATATTTTTTCCTTTTGCAAATAAAGCAATAGAGTCATCTACTGATTGACCTTTGGTGTATCCGTTGCCAATAGCACGATACATATCTCCCCAAAAATCAGCACTAAGAACTCCTAAGATTGGAACATCATCAAACGCCCAATCCATTGCCTGACCAAGCCAGCTTTCTTCAAGCCAAGTTTCGTCTTCCTTGTCATCTTTAGGCACTCCATCTTCACCTAAAATAACAATCTCATTATCTACAATTTCATATAATTTCTTTGCATTAGAAGTAGGATCTAATATACCAGGAAGCTCTTCCTGTTCAATATTTGGTGTAACATTAATATTGGTTTCTTCTACATCTACTTGAGGAACATCGACTTGAGGTACGTCTACTTGAGGAACATCAACTGTTGTTGGTGAAGAATCCGAAGATCCAGTTCCTTCCACTTGAGGAGTTTGTGTATTTGACTCCGTATTTTCCTCTGGAGAAATAACAGGAGTATCTCCAGTTTCTTCTTTTTTTTTTTGAAGCTCACCAAAATAAGACAAATATCCTTCCATTGTAGGAAATGCATCTGGATCAATTTGATCGTACAAAACTTCTAATCCTTCTGAGTCAATTATACCTTGAAGTGTTTCTTTATCGTCTACAATACCCTCTAATAATCCTAATAAATCGTCTAATAATTCCATAAATATTTATTATTACTGAGTCTTACGCCATGCTTTATAGTCTTCAAAGTTTTTACCTGGATTTGATCGTTTCCATATTTTAAAACTCTGAACAGTTTTGTTTTCTCTTTTCTTGTTAACTTTCTTAGTAGCTTCATTAATCGCGTCAACTATGTTGTTTGCAATATTTGTTTTTGTTTCTCCACCACTAATTTTAATAAACGTCTCTTTACCAGCCATTTTTATTAAATAATACTCTTGACCATTATCTATAATTTTACCACTGCCATCTCTTGTATTACCTTCAACAACCTCTGTTGTTGGACTACCAAAACCTTGTTTTGCAAGCTCTCTTTTAAGCTCACCACCCATGGCGTTAACTACAACATCATCTATAACATTTTGAACTGTTTTGTCAAATTGCATCTTCGTAGTATCCCCAATTGCATCTTCTATTGTCTTTATAACTGTCTTACCAGTAGGCAGTGTAGACGTGTTAGTTATCACGTTAAGAGGAGGTTTCGATACCGATGTTTTTAATTCTCTATTTATACGAGGATTTATTTTTATGCTTTGAGATTTAATTAAATCCCTAACCCTTCCTCTGCTATAACCCTTACCTGGAGTTAATATATCAATAGCTGACATAATATCAGTCTCAGTATCAAGAATGTTTAATGACTCATCAGCAGCAGTCTTTAGATTATCAGGAATACCGCTATCGGATACTCTATCTATAATAAGATCATCTTGTCCTCCACCTCTTTTTACAACAATCATTGAATCAAAAATATCAAAAGATATAATTTTATCTTCTGGCCTTGTAGCTTCAGAATTTCTGGAATCAATAAGCCTCTTAAGAATAGCTTTTGATGAAGCAGCATTTGGACTTGTAAACACATCATTTAATTCAGATATATAACCTGCATCATCAACATCCTTAGTATTGGTTGCAACAGCAGCTGTATTTGGCTGTTGACCACTAAGACCTTTAGCTTTTTTAGTTGACTGACCAAACTGCGTAAGGATCTCATCTTTTATAAATTGCTTGGCAGCAGCTTCTTGACCATCTACCAATGTAACGCTTGGAGGTTGAGTGGTATAATCAGCTTCAATCCACTTACTTAAATCCGTACCTCCTTTATTTACAAACTCTTGCTCTGTTTGAGCAATAATATATCTATCTGATCCTGCTGATCTACCCACTAAAATATTAGCAATAGACAATTCATCTCCCATAACAGTTTCTGATATGGTTTCAACAAGGGTATTAAATCTTGTTTGACCATCTTTTCCCTTCAAAGCATCTTCCATTTCTCTCGCTCCTTCACGAGTAACAACAACATTACCGCCATCAGTTACTGTGTATCCAGTAATAGTAGATGTAATAAAAGCACCAACATTTTTAACTTCATTTGCAACAATAGTACTTACATCGTACTTTGCTCCATCATCTTGATATAATAATAAATTATTAAGATTATTAAAACTTTGATATGCATCTCTTTGTGTTTCCCATTCAGGCATACTTCCGTCTTCATTTAAACGAACCAAATATGAATTACCTGTTGCTGAAGTAAATGGAACTACATTGTCTAAGTTGTTGAAAGCTAAAGTAGATTCTTTAATAGCTGTCTCCATTCCAGAAGCTATGACTTTACCATTAGGGCCTAACTTCTGTCTTTCTTCAGACTCAATAAATTTTGTATTCCAATCTTTAGCAGCAATACCCCAGTTAGCCATATCGTCTTTAGCTGTTTGAAGAGTAGCCATAAAATCAGAAGGTTTTATTTTACCCTTCTTCATTAACTGAGACTGCATTAAAAGGGTTTCTTTTAATCCTTTTGCGGCCAACAAAACTGTTTGGCCTAAAGTCTGGTTTTGAAAAGAATCAGCTTTTTCTAACTGAGCAATCACATCGTCTGTATCTGCCTGTATCTTTGCTTTCTTCCCCTCCCTTGCAGTAGCTATAGCATTTACACCAGTTGTGATTTTTGCTGCTTCTTCAGCGAAGTTTAACTGAGATCCTTCACGGCCTTGATAAACTTCATAATCTGATACCGACTCTTGTCTGCTAAATTCGTTTGCCATTATTTATATTTTATTTACCAACTGCTTTTGCTGCGGCTAAATTATCTAAGTATGTTTGCTCGGCAGCAGTAATGTTTTTAGATCCAAATAAAGGAGCTAATTGAGCTGCTTGACCAACTGTACTTACCACTCCACTTATCCCTTGAGACATAGCTGCCGCGGAAGCTGCTGCTGATTCTTGAGCAACCTTCTCTTGATCTTTTGCATAACCTAAATCCATACGCTTTAAGTCTTGATTAATGGCGTCTTTAGCATCTGCTTTCATTTTTGCATTTGCCTCTAAATCTTTTTGTAAAGCCAAACGAGTAGCTTCGGTAGTAGCATCAGCAGATTGCTGAACTAACCCAACACCAGCCGCTAAATTACGAGGATCTCCCTCTTGAAGAGCTTGTATGTTTTGAGTTTGTGCTTGTAAATTATTTTCAAAAGCCCTGTCGTAAGCTTCGGTAGAAACATTTAACCCAGCGTAAAAATTCTTTTCTGCTTTCTTTTTAGCCTCAGCCATAGCTTTTTTTGAAGCTGCCGCGGCCTTTTCAGCCATCCTTCCTTGTTTTGCAGATTGACTAAAGGAGTTTATCGCTCCTCCTGCCGAAGCCGCTACCCCTACTACTGCTGCTGTTGTTACTGCCATATTATATTTTTTTAATCATTTCAATAGAATACGTAGAAGCTTCTTCATATCCTATTTTTTTATATACGTTAATTAAAGGTTTATTTTTAATTAAAGCATATACATATTTTTTATTCAGATCTTCAGCTTGCTTGGTAATAGTTCCAACTAATAAAGCTAAGGCCTCTTTTCTTTTATTCCTATCTTTGTAATGCAAATTAGATATTATCCAATCACACCACACTGCTGTAGAGTTAGTTGTGTACATAAATCCTGCACAGATAGGCGTATCCTGGTCGTATACTATATAACCTCCTGTACCATTTTCAGGAAGAAAGTCTCTTGATGGAGCTGTCCATCTCCAGTCCGCCCACCAACCTACAAGTATATTGTCATAGTCGCTTACTTCTAATGGTCGTATATTTAATTTCATTTACAACAAAGATAGTAAATTTTATGGAAAACTTTTCATCACGCTACTCCCTACTGAAAAGAGTTCAACTGGTGATGTTGAGTCGTTTTTTAACTCAAACTCTAAGTAATAACCTCTTGCTCCATGAGACTCAGCTGTGGCATTTTTAATAAACATAATAAATTGACCAACTGTTGGTATAGAACCACCTGGCAATGTTGTGTCTACAGTAATGCTTGTACTTGTTTTACTTTGAACTTCACCTAAAAAAATTGGAGCTGTAGTAGCTACACCAGCTGATAAAGTTGCGGCATATACGTTATCTCCAATATTTAATATAGATCCAATAGCTCCTGCGAACTCAATCAACATAATACCTGCCACTCCACTAACTGCTGTACACACACCTACACCATTTGCTGATCTCATTTGCCAATTAACAGTGCCTGAATTAGTTCTTAAAAAACTAAACCATTCACCTTCTTTTTGCACAAAATAAGTATCAAGCATTGATCCTGGTATACCATCTGTTAGGTCTGTTTGAAGAGATGTACAAGCCCATCGAGCTTCATTTGTGTCCGCTACTGTTGTTGTTGACTCATAAGATAAAGTTTTAAATAACTTAATAGATAAAGTCGGCTCAGGATTAAAAACGCTTTTTATAGAAGATGGTGTAAATGATCCGTAATAAGTGTTTCGTAAAGGATTAGTATTATGTCTCCATAAATTACCTCCTTTAAAGCTGTAAAAAAAACTATTCATTCCTATCATAAAATCAGGAAAAAAAGAATAAAAAGAAGGCCACCCTCCTTGCCCCCCAAACCTTGGTAGTGAAGAAGAATCTTTATTATATGTTAATGTTTTATTTGCCATATGGTTTTATTTTTTAAGTTGGATTACAAGGCCCTGAAGATACAACAACTCCATTTCTAATTCCTAAAGCAGTTGTTCCAGATGGCCCAGGATCTCCTATTATAACGTATTGAAGTGTAGAGGTGTCATTTAAGTATACTGAACCATCAGCTACTGTAAAAACAAAGTTACCTATCTCTGGCAACGCATTAGTTCTCACAGTATAAGGCACACTTGTTCCAGTTGCATTCCTTACAAAATAATAAGTTGTATTTGGAGTAAAACAACCGACTCCTCCTTGAAGGGGTGAGCCTGTAAAAGATGGTAAATCTACAGGGCAATCTACTTCCCAGTTAAATGCAGTACCACAAAGAGGTGCAAATATTTGTAAATTTAAAACTGTTGGGGTTGCAGATGTTTTTGGAACAACCATAGTAAATACAGGAGAATCAGGATCTGAAGCATAACCTATAGCATTAGAAGCAACTGTAACATTTTGAGTAGTCCCCTGGTCTACGTATGCTCCAGACACTAAAGAAAAATTTGATGGAGACGTGCCTTGGGTTGGGCAAGATCCAGCACTATTATATGGTGAGTTTGTTAGTAATCCAGCGTTTTGATTACCCACATAAGTAGGTAAACCTGTTCCTTGATTAAATATGCCAGCATAATCCACCTGTACTCCAGCTCCGTCAATTAATGTAACTCCATTATGATTATCTGCTGCGGTTAGTCTATTGTACACAACACTATTCCATGTAGCCGCTATACCATCAGGCACAGAGTTTCCCATAAAACAGCGTATTACCACAGCTCCTGTATCATTTGCTAAATCAATATTAGCATCAAATACTCCGTTTTGATCACTAATAGAAGCAGAAAGTCCTGAACCACAGGGAACTAAACACGCACTACATGGTTGAGCATTAAGTAATATTCCGTTTAACTGTTGTCTAACTATTAAGCCTTGGCCATAATAACCATCAGCAGCTAAAGTGCTTAATGAAGAATCTGTATATAAAGATGTTGCTGACGAAAAATTTACGCCATCGAAACAGTATGTTCCTAATGTTGCCATAGTTTTATTTATTTAAGGGCAAGTTACTAATTCTATTACTAACCCATTTGATTGTACTCTAATATATTTAGTTGGTTCTGACTTATAATATCCTGCTGTTAAAGGCACTGCTTGACTACTGTTACAAACAGAAGATGAATAAACAAAATCATTTAAAGCAGGGAATGTTCCTGATCCAGTATGATAGTATGTTTGAGACAATGGTTGATTACATACGTCTTGCAATGACTGATTTGTACTTGCTGAAAAAGAAACACAATTAAATGAACAATCACAACAAGCTAAATCAGCAGAAGAAGCATCATAACAAAATTGCTGACACGATGTTTTTCTGTAGTCGTATATCAAATATAAATATTGATTATTAACAGGTATAGACAAAGAGCTTAATGTAGACTCATACAAGCCCTCTGACGGATTAACAACACTTCCATTTGGTATGGTTGCAGATGCAGCTAATAAGGCTGCTATATCTGATTGGTTGTTTTGATATAAGGTATTGCTTGATAAGTATTTAAAATTATCATCAGGATAACCCCAGTCATAATCATCAAAATTAATTTTATTAGATCTTATGGTTAAATCTACTCCATCATTTGGAAAAACACCTAAAGATCTTATTCCAACTTGAGCATCATAGGTAGACGCAATTAAATGAGAACTACCAAACTGACACAAGTCACTATCAATTGGACTTACAGTTGTTGTGTTTTCCCAAAAATATTCTGCATGAATATATTTGTCAGCATCCACAGCCGAGTTCATAACAACTTTTACAACAGTTATGTTTACTTGCTCAGGACAGTTGTAGTCTATTGTAAAACTTGAAGAAGAACCAACAGAGTTTACAGTTACAACTGCATTACTTGGAGTGTTTAAAGACTTATTCCAGGTGTAAGATCCTGAACCAGTTAAAGTACTACTTGTAACTGTAGTTCCATTCCATAATACAGAAATTGTAATACTTCCTGAAGTTACACTATATCCAATTGGTACATCTCCAATTACATTTCCAAAATTTACTGTAGAAGAGAAAGCTGTACCAACTTGTAATCCGTTTTTAGTAACAGACGTACCACATGGTATTACCTGCGGAGGTATAGGAACTGGCTTATCATTCATCGCTAACACGTATTCATCCATATAAGGATCAAACGCTCCTAATTTTTGATTATTTAGATTTTCATAAAACTCATCTCTAAAAAAAGATCTCATACCAGACTCGGAGATTACAGTTAAGCTTTCTCCACCGCCTCCTTCCGAAGCGCCTCCTGATAGCATTAAAACAGCCCCTCTTTTTGAATCTGTAAAATAAGTATCAAACCCATGAGTTATAAAACTTTCAGGATTAAAACTAATTCCATACTCTTCAATACGAGCAATTTGAGTTCCTAATATTTGAGGAACTGAAGTAACCACACCGCCACCAGTTGAGTCGGTTAATTGGTTTTTACTTGCTAAAACATATGAAATTTTATCCTCTTGCAAAACTAATATATCTGTTTTACGAGCGTGCATTTTTTGAATAGGCCCATAAGAAGTTTCTAAATCTTTAAAGTTTACTAAACCTAAATTAAATTCATTTAAGTTGTTTGTTCCAGAATTACTACTATAAACACCGCTGTAAGTCATTCCTTCAAACCTATCAGCTTCTTTATAGTCTTGATTAGAAACAGCCAATGTTCTTTCTCCTAACTGAAAACTTTTAGCAGCTAATCTATCTTTAATTTTATAGCTTTCAACACCATTTCCAAATGTGTAAACATCAGAAAAATTTAACTCAACAACTGCATCTTGTGAAGAAGTTTGGTTTTGATCTAAATCTCCTGTTCCTGATAAATGATTATAGTTGGAGTCAATATCATACATTTCACTTGCATCATAATATAAGTCTGGATTTGCGTCTAAAGGCTCTGATTCAAAAATCATCAATGTATTAGCTCTAAATACAACGATGTCAGCAGCTATACTTGATTTTCTGTCAGAAGCAAAAGCCCTGTTTGCCCCAGGAACACCACTATTTATACCAAAATACAATGGAGAAGTATCATCACCAGGAACGTCTTGACAAAAACCAAGTCTTATTCTAAATCTTTCACATGGAAGATTACCAGCAAAGCCATAAATGTTTCCTTGAACAAACGGAGGAAACCCACTGTCAGGTACTGAAACGTTTACATAGCCAGCATCATAAGTAGCAATAACATCATCAGCACCAAAACCATTTACATTCCCTGGCGAAGCCAACAGCACATTTACATTATCTCCATCATACCATCTTTTTAAGTCTGGGTAATCTCTACTTGCAACAAATTGTTGTTCCCATTCCCAAGTATATTCTGGCGCTCCACCTGGAAAACCAGTTGAAGATCTTTGAGCTTTAAATTTTAACTTTATAACAGAACCACCTGGAACAGTATAGTTTGTTGTAGAAACTACAGCTCCTGCGGAATCATACTCTGTAGTAAAACAAGGATACCCTACTTGCCTTCTCGATGAACAACCATCAGCGGATGTAGAAGCAACTTGTTCTCCGTAATCTATAACTGAATCGTCAGGAATTGTAACATTAAAATTTTGATTCTTAACATTCATATATAGTCCTGGTAATTGACTTATTTCCTCAAAACCAATCTCCCCAGCTTCTTGTAGAAAATCTGTAGATTCTGCTGTTACATCTAAAACAGTAACTTTCTCTACCCTTGGCAAAGCCCCATCTACATCTCCTTTTACTATTAGCGTTTGCCCCTTTTCAACCTTATTAGCGTTATCACCTTCTAATTTAAAAAAGATCATATTATCACTTGGTCTTACATAATAGAAATTAGTAAATATAGTTTCATAAGTACCTAAACTTGGCTTAACAACAAATTTATATTTTTTAGCCCAATAAGGAGCAATGCTATTTATTTGAACTAAAATGCTATTTACACTAACTGAATTTGCTGGCTCAATATAAACTGTGTTATATTCAGAAACCAATACTGTAGAGGCACGAGCATACTCGTCCATATAAACAATTCCTGTTTCATAATCTCTGTTACTATGTAAGCTTGTAGTATCATTATCTGAGCTAAACGTAATGTTTCCAGAAATAAATCTAAAAAACTCAAACATATTTGTTGTTATCGGAGCATTTGGATCTGTAGAATCTATGGATTGATAATTCATTGCAAGTACCTGCAACTCAAATGTATCAGATCCTGGAGAAACAGCTGTTAATGCAAACCCTTGCTGTGCAGTTGCGTCTGTTATACTACTATTAAACTTAGTAAATGTACAGTCTATTGCTGGAGAAGATAACGTATTATTAAATAAATCTGTTAAAGAATTTCCTGTGTCTGCTAATGGTAAAGTTTTAAATCTACCATCTGACAATATACCTGTACCTATCGCGTCTTGAAACTGAGCTGAACTTAAAAAATCGTAAACAGAAGAATAATCTTCACTTAATGTAATAGATATTGTTAGCGGAAAACTTGAGTTTTTAAACTCATTATTAGAAATGTAACAATCAGTAGTGGTTGTTCCTGTTAATTTAGCGTGTTCAAACCTAAAAGACATACCTATTACAGCACCTGCTTTTAGTTTGTTTGAAATTTCAGCTAAGTTTACAGTAATTTTACTGTTATCTATATTTTCAGTTGTTCCAGAAATAGTATAAGCGCTTCCATTTCCAGGCTCTGGAATCTCTAAAGTTATAAAATCTACATTTTTAGAAACGTAGGTAGTTGAATAATTTAAAGCAATATTTGAACCTTCAGCATTATTTCTTCTAAAGTTATATCCATCTACAAAGTTTCCGTAAAACAATCTATTACTCATGATTGTTTGAGCTTTTGCTAATCTTGGAACATTGTCGTATTGTCTTAATAATTCATCCCCACCTATTGTTGTGTATATTTTACTATTTGTAAAAGAATAGGTTTTAGATGTATTATCTGCCCACCCATAATCTTGTTTTTTAAATCTCTCTATTACAAAAATTGAGTTTGACGTTGTTTCTTTATAAAGCAAGTCAATTTCTAAAACACGCTCACTACCAGTATTAAAAGTTATAACTGCTCCGTTATACCTATTAACCATTCCGCCATTTAAATAATTTCTTGTGTCAAAAGTAAATGTGCTTGCTGCAAAAGCTGGTTTTGTAAATAAAGAAGTAGCGCTATATTGGTTGTCTTGATACCTGTATCTATAAGCAAAACAAACAAATCGTTCTTTTAAATAATTTTCATTACCAGGTAGGTTTACAAGCTGAACTAATGGAGCAGGTAAACTGACATTTGATCCAACAACATCTTCAAATCCAGGAGGTTTAACTATTACAGATATGTCTTCTTCAACAATTTGATCTGTGTTTCCCACTGGAAAAGGATAGTTCCTTAATATATTTATCATTCGTGGAGGATTTTTGTCATCTGTAAAAAACAACAACTCTCCATCTACTAAATCAACTGCGGTTATTAAATACTCAGGATCAAAATTTAATACTGAAGTAGAAACTACGTGGTATCTAACAACTTGATTTTGAGTGTTAAAAGAAACTATTAAATCAAGGCCACCAACTTTAGAAGAAAAATTTTCATCGTGGATAAACCAATAAATATTTTCCCTCATACCATCTTCATAAGCCCCTATGCATATCGCAGTTGAGGATAAAGAAGTTCCCTCAAAACTAATTGAAGTAAGCTGTTCATTACCTCTTGAGTTTTCAACAGCACCTATTTCAGTTGTTTCTGTAGATCCTAATCGAACATTCATAGCGTCAATATACTCCCCAGGAGGAAGCAATCGTTCATCTATGGATTTATTCATTCTACCTGCAATAAAATTAGTTGTAACTATTTCAGACTTCCCCATATTATTTTATCCATTTATTCTGGCCTCGTAAATTCATTAATAGTCTACCAGGATGTATATTGCTTAATCTTATTTTTGCATTTCTTAATAAAGAAGATTTATCTTTTCTCGCTCTATTAACGACATACTCTGTTACTCCAACTCTTCCGTTTAATATAGAGTATCTAATATATGCATATATGTATTGTTCAAATAGTTTATTTACGTGAACGTCAGTATCAACACCATTTTCCATTCCGTCAGATACATATTCTAAAACAACTGAAGAAGAGGCTATCATATTACTGAAGTTTATAACTCCTGATTGCTTATCAATAGTAAATGTTGGATTAGAATTAGCTGTTTCAGTATTTAAACCAAAACGAGATCCAATAGAATAATTAAAACACCATACTCCATTTATATTCCACCCTTCAGATCCGTTATACGGACTACCTGAATTTAAATAAATACTTGGAGCTGTTGTTGACATCTGATTTAAGTTAACCTCAGACTCTTGAGGACTTAAAGCATTCCCATCTTGATCAAATAAAATATTAGAATCATTGTCTTGAAGATATGCTGAAGACCAATTAGTTTGAATGTTTTCTGATAAGGGATGTAAAATACCATTTACCATTTGAGAAATTCTAACCCAGTTTACATAGTCAGGAGGTAGTACAAATCGTAATTGATTAGTAACGTCTAATTGAAGAATTTTTATTTCCTTCATTGCGTCATAATTTAACTCTTGTATTCCTCTTTTTGCGTGAAATAAAACTTGGTATCTTTCTATATTATTTATAAGCTCATGATTTCCTTGATACATTAACATAAAGTTGTTAACTATATCTGACAAAGAAACAAACTGATAAGAACCCCAGTTAGCATCGGTAGGATTATTTCCTGAATTTTGATAATATGCGTAATCGTTTATATATGCCATAATTATGATTGTTGTTGGTTTTCAGTTATTTCTAAATTTTGACCAAAAGCTAATACATCAGCCTCTCGTATTTCAAGCCCTACATATTGACATATTTTAGCAACAAGCATAGGTTCATCAGAAAGTGGTAATTCAAAATCCTGAAAATCTGCTGCGGTTGGATCAAACAAAGGTTCTCCTCCTAACAATGAAGCGTAAGTCCAGTTTGGAGGAAGAGGATACCTTACATATTGAGATGTAAACTGACCTATTTTATTTATTGTGTTTGGATAAGCTTGAGCTACTAAAGCGTCTTGCGTATATGCAGGATAACCAATATTTGGTCTTGTTAAAACAGAATTATTTAACATAGTTATTTTACTCTGAGCAACTCTTTCCGCTTCTATAATATTATTAGCAGAATATATGTTATATGTTTTCCCTATAGCATTCCATACTGTTACGCCTGTCATTGGAAACACTAAAATATTAGTTGCATTAACTACTTGTAAAACAATGGTGTTATAAACCACTCCTCCTGTGATAGTAGAAACTATATCTCCAACAGCTACTCCTGCTGCAATAAAGTCTGCTGTAGTGTCGTTTACCGCTGTAGCGCCGCCATTGGTCGAAGTTGTTACTCCTGCCGCTAACTCTTTAGTATATACCATCATTTTATTAATTAAGTAATAATCAGAAGGCAATGTATATAGATTAGTCTGTATATTCCCCAGCTGAGTTGTTGCAGAGTTTAGTAAAGGAGTGTTTACATAAAAAGTATCAATAACTTCAACTAAACCTTTTGATATATCAGCATAACCAGATCCTGATTGTCTAAGGTTTTCTTTTAATAATTGATTATTATATTGATAAAAATAATCTTCAAACATATCCATTTGAGCCTGTTGAGCGTACAGATTAAAATCTGCTGGAGATATGTATCCGTAATTATTTTTATTGGCTAAGGCTAATACAGTATTTCGTACTTCATTTATAGGCATAATTAATTCTTTTCACAAAGATAGCAAAAAAAAAGAGGCTACTTTTTTTTGTAGCCTCTTAAGGTATTGGTTAGTTAATTTGCTTATTAAGCATTAACAATACTCGTAACAGCTTTTGGTAATAAAACCTCATAGTAAGGTTTTTGCCAAGATGTAGCTAAAGCTTGTTCCATTCCATCCATGATAGCATCATAAACATCGTGACCAACTTGAGCCGCTGTTGTTACTGTAGTTGTAGTTCCGTCAACATAATCAATTGTTACAGTTACTGCTGTAGCTGATGCGGTAGCAAGAGCTTTAACTCCGTCAACACTAATTAGTTGACCTGTAATTGGAGCGTTTGTAATTTTAAGAAATTTTGCCATTTTATAAAAAGTTTTTAATGGGTTAATAAAGTACAAAGATAGCAAAAAAAAAGCCACCCTTTTAGGCAGCTAATTTTTCTTTAGTTAGTGGTTATTACTTTTTATTTTTTAACTTATTCTTTAAAAGCTTATAAACTTCAACACCTTCATCTGATTGCAAGAAAGAACC